TCTATCAGACAAACCTCTTCCTGATTGCCCTCTAGCAGCCGCAAAAAGAAACGCTAAATCAAGGATTTGTGATTGTATTATAGCTGAACCACCTGAAACCTCTGAAATTTTATTACTAAAATCTGTACCAGTTAAAGATGTTTGTGTTTCTTTTGTCAGCTGGTAAACTGGATTATCTTTATTTTCCTTTGCTATATTTTCAAAACCTTTTACATTAGCTTTTAAAAACTCTATGGCATTTACTCCGCCTGCAACTAATTTATTAGCAGCTTCAGGGTTTTTATATACGTTTTCTGCTAAATTGCTTATTTCATTAATTAAATTAGTTCCAGTTCTGTATTGGTCTATAATTGGTTGTAATTTTTTTTCCACAGTCATTTCACCTGTTGGTGCCGCCTCTGTTCCTGTTGGCAGTTGTGTCAATCTAAAACCCTTTTTTGCCAATTCTTCTGTTTGTGCAAGCGCACCTTTCTTTGAAATATTAGTAACAAAATTACCAGCAGAATCTATAACTTGTAGTAAATTACCTGGACTGCTTCCTCTATTTAAAAAAGTACTATACTCTTCTGCCGTTGGTGTTGTATCGGTAAGCAAATATTCTTGATAACTATTTGGTAACTTTTTTGCCTGTGGTTGTAGTTGTTGTTGCAACTGCATAGTCCTACCAACAGGATCGCCACCACGTAAGGTTTCAGACAATGCTGCTAAACCAACACCTACATTTTGTCTTCTTTGCAGTTGTTGTTCTGGTGTTAGTGGTGTTTTCGGTTTTCCAAATATCATTATAATAATCCTGGTAAATTTGTTGGTAAATTAACTTGACCAGACTGATAACCCGATCCAACCATTCCCCCTGGTGAAAAATTAAAATTTTGCATAGGAGGAATAACGCTACCATTTGCAAATGTTTGCACCCCTCCACCATTAAATAATCCACTCAATCCACTAAAAGGATTTATACCACCCAATGCTAATGAACTACCAAGACCTGCTAGTCCACCAAGGACTCCCATTGGTCCTGCTTGCTCTTGCACTGTTGATGTTTGACCAACTAACTGAGGCATCATGCCTAAACCTTGACCTAATAAACCTAATGAGTATGCTGGATAGCCCTGCTCTCTCATAAACTCTTGGAAAGCAAAGTCTTGTTCTTGTTGTCCTAATCCTCTTGATAAAGCACCGTAGCCACCAAGTAAGCCTAAAGCTTGTTGTTGTCCACCCAGTAAACCACTTAATAAACCAGCTTGTTGTTGACGGCTTCTTAGCTCCATCTCTGGTGCAAACATAGCTCTTTGTTGTTGTCTTGCTATATCTGACTCCGCCGCGCCCAGCGCCTGCTGATAGCCTGCTTGTCTTAAACCAGCAGCTGTTTCTGCGGCAGCCTGTGCATAAGGCTTAGTAGCTTCTGTCTCTAACAGCGCTGACCTAGAGCCACCAAAAGCTCCAGCGCCTATCGCTGCCTCTTGCGCTCTTTGTTGTGCCATTTCAGATTGTTCTTGTATATCCTGCATTGCAAGATCTATAACTTGTTGTTGATATGGTGATTGATATGCACCTATGTCTACATCTAATAAAGACTGCACGTCTCCCATTTGTGGAGCTGCCTGACCAGCCAATGCTTGTAGCTGTCCTGTTGGGTCATAACCAAAAGCACTACCAAATAATCCTTGTATTCCTGCACCCATTTGCATTTCTTCTGGAGACATACCAACGAATCTATCGCCTGTATAACCTGCAAATGGTATATCAGATGCCTCTTTAGCACGCTGATAGTAGTCCATATACAAGTCTTTCTGCCAATCTGGTAGAGTTGCTTCTTGTGTTGTTGTTGTTTTTCCTTTACTCATAAGTCTTTTCTAATTAGATATTCTGTTTCAAATCCTAGATGTTTTAGTTTCCTAGTCCATCCTTTTCTGCCTCCGCCGTAGAGTCTTTTGACTCCACACGCTTTGGCATAATCTTCTATGTGTGGCAACATTACCTCTAATTCTTTGTAATCGCCACCACAAAATAATAAATTCATTGCAGTGTGTTGCGGGAATACTACAAATTCTGTTACAAAAGCAGAGTTCTGTCCTGCCCATAATAAGAATATTCCTTCATCTATTTTAGCTTCTATATCATCGATTGTATAGGAATCTTGATATTTTATAGCTTTTGCTATAAGAGGCCTACACTTAATCCACTCTTCTTTCCAAGACTTTTTAATCGCCTTTTCCATACTCAACAATACTTGCATATATAGTTAAATTACCAGCACGATCTGCTTGTACTTTTAATACATCGCCTTGTTTTAAGACAAGACTTTTACTTAATAACTCTTCTGTATCATAGGCAGTTATTACATATTCTTTAAATAAAGTATAAGTTGTTCCACCGCTTACTACTGTAACTGTTATATTGGTTTGTTGGTTGTCATGGTCACAAACCAAAAAAGATTCAACAATAGAAAAAGTAAAGTCATCGCCGCTTGGTGTTGTATATAATGTTGTTAAATCTGTAGTAGTAAGTATTTCATTTGCTGTTTCAGCTCTTTGTATATATTGTCTTTGTGAGGATAAATCCATTATCGTTTACCTCTTGGTTTTATGTCTAATCTTATATTACCAACTTGAAAGTCTTGAGTTAAAGAACCAGTCACTGTCATAGATACCTGTCTTGCTGTAAACCTTGCATCGGTATAACCATCTGATTCAAAGGTAAAGTTACCAAAGTCTGTTTCTGTTCCTAGCGGTGTATTCTTGCCTTTAAAACCTATTGTAATGCCTGGTAAGCTATTGGATTCTTCATCTGGTAGTATTTGATTAACCTGTGCCAATCTATCGCCATTGCCAATCTCAAGCGGTCCTGTGGTAGCAAACGGAACTTGGTCACCTAAGTTTGGAGAGTTAAACAAGGGTCTTTTATCATGTTCATATACAAAGCCATTAGAGTCGCAAGACAAAGGATGATTAAATACGCCTTGGTCTACCCAACAACTTCTATTCATAGAACCTATAGACCAAACATTATCTATATAATTCCATATAACATACTTGTTAGGTGATAGTTGGTCTACATCTCCCACAGGGAAAAACCACCATATCTCATTAAAATCTATGTTGTGTGTGCCAAATGTAGATTGCTGTGTATTGACTTGTATGTTGTCAAAGATGTAATCGTGTACGTCTGACTTTAATTCTCTGACTGTGCCATCAAAAGAAAAAAATGAGTTTTCACTAATCCATGATAAAAAACTACCAGAAGATACTATTGACCTTGGGCTTATAGCTTTACAGTTAATACCCGCATCTTGTATACCGTATACAAAAGGAGAGCCTGTATAGTAAAGCCTGTTAATACCAACATCGGTAAAAATAATAATATCATTTTGCCATTTAACAGCATAGTTAGCTTTGCCGCCTGTAGGTATTTGCAAATCACCTGCTGTATTTCTAGCAGTAGATGTCCAGTTAGTATTATCTTCTCTGTCAGACCATGATATTTTTCTAGGATCTCCACCTGCGCCTATGGCTATTAAATGCCTTTCATTGCTTACAATAACTGCCTGACATCCTGTTGGCGCATTGGTAATTGGTGTTGCAATAGTATCTGGACTACCGCCTCCTGCGTCTGGCCTCCACTGATATAACTTACCATCTCCTGCAAAACAAAAAACTAAATGCTCTCCCCAGTTATCAAAAGAAAAACTTTTAGTGTCAAAATTTAATGCTGACGTACTTCTTTCATCTCCCCAATCTTCTACACCATAATGATATGCACCATATCCAGTAGATGTAATAACGTCATCACCTATAAATCCTGTTGGTGTTATGTCATACCAGGTATCGTTATATAAAACATTTACCCCAGCTCTTGTTCCTATAGCCAAAACTTCTTCGCCATTATTAGTTTTATAAGAATATATACCTATTGGTATTTCTGCTTTTATTATTGTTGAAGCAGATGATGTCGCTGTTGATGTTGCAGAAGTGCTTGCGCTTACTGTAAAAGTGGTTGTGCTTGGCACGTCTGTAATACTAAAACTTGTATTGATTTCTGCTTGTGGTACGCCACCTGTTGCGTCAAAACTTTCAAGATAAATAGTATCTCCTACACTCAAACCATGAACTACTGTTGTAGTTATTGTTAATGTATTGCTAGATGAGGTTGTGCCAACGGTACCGCTATAAAATGTGCCGACTGGATTATCTTTAAACTTAACCCAGCCACCTAATGGTTTTAAATAACCATTTTCAAAACGCACCAAATCACCATCTACCCAACGACCTTTGTTAGCGTAGTCAGTACCGTTTTTTATTATTCCTGCTGGGGGTGTAATTGGAAATAGAGCCATATTTAGCCCTATGCTGTACGTTTCCACATATATACAACTATATATGGTTGTAAATTATTGTGAGCAGAACCGCTACCTGTAGACAATGTTTTACTTGAACCCCAAGGATCGTCTGGGGTGCCACCATAAAAGTTATTAGGTGTTGATGAGTTTGTTACTGCGGTAAACCCAGATGGTCTACTACTGCTACTAGCAGCACCATGCAATGATGTATGGTCATGCGATGGCATTTCAGAAATTGTTAATGTATGTGTTTTTGCACCACC